AGAACCTGTGCTATTGCTTGCATACGCACCATTACCAACTGCTGTATTTGTACTTACACTACCACCACCCTTACCAACAGTAAGACCTGATATAGAAGCATCATTAGCTAAAGTTAATGTAGTGCCGTTAAAGGTCATATTGGCAGATGCTGTTTCAAGTCCACCTGTGGTCGTATAAATTACTCTGCCAGATGTCAAACTAGCGTTTGTAATAGAGGTAGATGCGCTTAGAGTAGTAAAAGCACCTGTATTTGGTGTTCCTGAGCCAATAGTGCCTGGTGCTGTATATACGTTTGATGCAAGCATAGTATTGGTAACTGTGCCTGTATCGCCTGTGGTTACAAGGTTGCCGTTAACCGCTGGTACGTTTAATGCAAAGCTTGTAGAAGGATTAGGGCCAACTAGGGCTACCTGACCGCCTGCTGTTGCTTGAAAGACTAATTGACCCATGATTTTTCCTTATGGTGCTATATAAATTATAGAGCCTGTGCTTAAAGCTCCTGTTGATGGATTGTATTTTAATGTAGATGATGCTGTTTTCAAAGGCTGATTGCTACCTGTTGCAGCTACAAAAGTTGGATAGTAATTAGCATTAGTGCTGGCATCGGCTACGGCTACGTTTGTTGCATTTGTAGCTGTTGTTGCAGAACCAGCAGTTGCGGCATTTAAATTAGCTACTTGAGTTGTAGAAGCGACTGTAAATGGTGCAGTTCCTGTAGCCAATGTTGAAGTAATTACTCCAGTTGCAGAAATTGTTGTAAATGCACCAGTCGTGGCTGTAGTTGCGCCCACAGTGCCATTAATATTAATACTTGCAGTGCCTGTAAGGTTGGTTACTGTTCCACTTGAAGGAGTACCTAAAACTCCACCATTAACTACAAAAGCACCAGCAGAACTAGTATTTACCCCTAAAGCCGTAACAACACCTGTGCCTGTAGTGATTGTAGATGGAGCTACACCTGCACCACCACCGACCATTAAAGCATTTGCAGCTAAAAGTGCTGAAGATGCCCAAGTAGTTGTGCTTGTAAAGTAAGGAATACCGCCAGAAGTACCAGCTACAGTTAAAGCTAAAGTACCTGACGTAGTAATGGGTGAACCGCTTACAGAAATAATACCTCCTGTAAATGATTGCGCTACAGAAGTTACGCTTCCGCTACCTTTATTGTTAAAAGTAGTCCAATCGGCTGCGCTTAAAGCTCCACGATTAGTAGCTGATGCTGTAGGCACATTTAAAGTAATTACTGGAGTTGTAGTGCCTGTGGCTACACTAGAACTAAGGTCAGTACCGGATGTTCCTAATGTTAAAGCAGCTACAGAAGTTACAGTACCTAAGTTTCCTGTTAACGCTACACCATTTGCACTTAAAACACCTGTAGATGGTACAAAACTAAGCTTTGTAGAGCTAGTTGTGGCAGGATTATTGCCTGTAGTGGCTACCGATAAAACAGGATAATAAGTAGAAACAGAGCTTGTATTGTCCGTAATAGCAATATTTGTAGCGTTGGTTGCTGTCGTAGCAGTAGTAGCTGAACTGGCATTTCCGGTCAATGCACCTACAAAAGTAGTTGATGTAACGCTTGTAAGACCTGCAATGGTGGTTGCTGTACCGCCTAAACTAATAGCTGTAGAGCCAATAGTAATACTTGAATTAGTTAGCGCAGAGTTAGGAATAGACGTTAAACCTGCACCTGAACCGCTAAACTGAGTAGATGTAAATACACCTGTGCTAGGGTTGTATTGAAGCTTAGTAGAGCTTGTGTATTCAGTTGTAAGACTTCCGCTTGTCTGATTAGCAAATAAAGGATACCGAGTGCCGTTAGTAGTGGTGTCATCGGTTACTGTCGCATTAGAAACCGGAGTTGTCCAAGTAGGAACACCTGTACCGCCAGAAGTTAAAACTTGACCTGTTGTACCTGCAGCCGTAAATCCTGTTGTGCTTGGAGCAGATTGCCAAGGAATTGCCCCTGCAACACCGCCAGCTAAATTAGTAGAAGTTGTAGCTGTTGATGCTGAACCTACAGAAAGCGTACTTTGAGCAACATATTGCGGTGCAGTAGCACCAGCAGTTAATACATAGTTTGTAGTTCCAAGCCCAAGAAAAGAAGTTGCTCCTGCGCCAGTTTGATAAACCAAAGAACCGGTAGTTCCACCAGCTACGTTAGTTGCACTAGCAGCCAAGGTTGCATTAGCAACTGCTCCACTAACAATAGAACCTAAAATTGATATAATCCAAGCAGGGTTTGAATAAGACCCTGTGGTATAGACACCATTAGTTACTGTGGCAGCATTACCTGAAATAGAAATGCCCCAAGTACCGCTTGCATTCGTTCCTGTAGTGCTAGGTGCGCCAATCGTATTATAGGAAATAGTCTGACTAGCAGAACCATTAAAACTAATAGGTGAAGCACCGCCTGAACCGCTGCTGTTAAAAGTAACTGAATTTGTGGTATTTGCAGTAACAGTAGTAGAACCACCCAAAGACACTAAATTGCCATTGATAGTAATGCTAGAGTTTGCCAAATAAGTGTTGGTAATAGGAGTTGCGTTCCAAGTACCAGCGGTTAATGTTCCAACACCAGTAATTCCGGTATAAGAACCTGAAATAAGGCTAGAGGCTATTGTTCCGCTAGTAATTTGATTTGCATTAATAGCGATTGAGGTATTGGTAACGCTAGTAACTTGTCCGCTTGCATTGGTTACAAATACCGGAACTGCTGATGCAGAGCCATAAGTTCCTGCTGTTCCCACAGGAGTGATGCTAAAAGTATTAGAAGCAAGGGTTAACCCTGTGCCAGCGTAATAAGTATTTGTGCCTGAGAACTGAACCCAAGGCATAGCGGTCACGTTTATTGTGCCTGTTTGTGTTGCAGTGCAAACCCAACCTGTATCAGATTGTCCACCATTTAAGATGACTGTATAAGCACCAGGCACTTCTGCCCATACATCCATATCGGCAGAACGAGTCCATGTAGATGCAGATGCAATATAAATGCCATTAAACTGGCTAGAACCCTGATTTTTGACGAGAACTCGGTCACCTGCTAGGGTAGTGTACCCATCGATGGTTTGAAGCCCTGATAGCGTTATATTGGCGGTTGTGGCTACCGCACAAGCAGCCTTTGGGCCAAGACCTTGCGCTACTGTATCAACATAGAATTTATTAGCTATGTCTGTAGCGTTTGTAGGACTTGTGCTAATTTGCCCTGTGGTCGCTGATACGTTGGTAAAAACACCAGTCGATGGCGATGTTGCACCAATAGTCGTGCTATTGATGGTGCTATTAGTAATGGTTAACCCTGATTGAATAGGGTTAATTGTTGCGTAGAAGGGCTGACCCTGACCTATAAATGTCTGAAAATTACCATAAACATCAAAATAAGCCTGAACAGGCAGTAGATTTTGGTCTACTGTTGATGAAGGGCCAGCCATAACACTCCTTAATTAAGCGATACCTTCGCCTGGTGTAATCTCTACTGATGCTGCGCTTGCTATAAACCAAGCATTTGGTGGAATACCGCTAAATACACCAACTCCATTAGCTGGCAAAGTCAACACGTTGGCTGTGCCTGTAGCTGTGGGAGTTGTAGCGGCAGGAGTTACAGTCGCATCAGATGGCTCTTGGGGTTGCCAACCAACACGAATTAAACTGCCTGTCAAATTAATAATACGATACCCTGATGGGTAAACGTTATTACTAGATTTAACTTGCACAGCGGTAAGACCTACCAAATAGGTTGGCCCAAAGGGGGCAAAAGCTGAATCGTAAGCCATTATTTAGCTCCTTATACAGCAGTTGTAGGCAAAGGCAAGTTTTCTGCACGAGTTACGCAAAATACATAAATGCCAGCAGCAGGAACTAGTGCGCCTGCAGTGCTATTTATAAATGCAACAGTTAAAACTCCAGGAGTTAAAACATCACATTCTGCACCAGTAACACCAGCAGTTTGAGCACCAGCTAAACCAACATACTGAACAATGTCAGTAGTTTGCAAACCAGCAATATTAAATGTTTGAGCAGCAGTTGTATAAGCAGCTACAGAAACAGGGGTCAATGATGGGCCAATGTAAATTTGGGTAAGAACATTTCCACGAGATAAAGTGGTAGATGGCATGATTATTTTCCTTTAAATAAGGTAATTCAATTATAGGGTATATAAGAAAAAAAGCCATACTTTTTGGGCATGGCTTTTCCTCTTTACTTCATTGGTAATTAGCTAGAAACGCTAAAGTCGTAACCATATACATAAACGTCAAATGTTGCTCCAGCAACTGCTGTAGATAGAGCTGCTGTGACATTTAAATAAAGGTTTTGAACTGTAGTAGCAGTTGTAGATGCAGATGGAGCAACTAAAGAAACACCTGGAGGAGTGCTTAAGTTAGCTGCTGTGATTGCGCCATACAAGCTAGAACCACCAGAAGTGGTTGCTACACCCATTGCTAAACCAGTAGGAGTTACAGAAGCTCCTGCATTGTTTAGGTTAGTAACAATCAAGCTCTGAGGTAGAAATACAGAGCTGTTAGTTACTTGCATTGGATAGCTAGCGATTGCGTTAGCGTTCACATTCTTCAAAGTAGCGATCACACGCAACGACTGATTAGTCGTTACATTAGATGGATGCGATGAAGTGGTAATTGCTGGGCCTGGATTTGCCATGATATTTTTCCTTTATAAATTAGGTTAATTAAGCTGCAACTCGGCAAGCGAGTTCAGGATAAAGTGGGGCCCAACCATACAGGACATCAACACGAGTAGGAATAGAGTCATTATTAATGGTGTATTGACGAACTACACGCATTGACAGACCAATTTCCTTGTCGCTTGCACGACCAGCAAAATGAACACCTTCTGGTAATTCCAAGTCAGCCATAGCCATTGTGAACGCATTGCGATGCATTACGATGTTCTGTGGGCTTACTACACCATTACCGCTTGCATTGTATTGCGATGCAAAGAAAGTAACGGCAGCAGTAGAGCTAGTTGATGGAATTGACACATTCTGGAACTGACCACCTGAAATAACAGCAGGGGAAACAGTAACAGAAACGCTTGAACCTGAAGCAACTGAAACAGCAGACTTAACTACGAATGAACGCAGTTTGTTTGTGCCATAAGCTTGACGATTCTGTGGGTTTACTGCATACACACCAGCAATTTGGAATGTATCACCAGCGTTCAAGTTGATTGTGCCAGTATTAGCAGCAGTCAAAGTGATTGTGGACTGTGATGCCCAACCAGAGGTCAAGAAACCAGTTGCAGTTGTTGTGTTTACAGAAGCAGTAACAGTAGAGCTAGAGAAGTTACCAAAAGTTTGTGACACGATGTTTTGGTCAAGTTTCCAGTTCATACCGCCAGAGTCACGACCCATCAAGCCTTTTGTATATTGGCTAGAAATCGCTTCTGTTGGCACA